TTATTTGCATGGAATATGCAATTTAATGTTGACGCTCCAGAAATAAAAGGTGATTTACATATTAAAGCAAGAGGTACAACATCACTGATGCAGAAAGAAGTAAGGTCACAAAGACTTATGACTTTCTTACAAGTAGCATCAAATCAAAACCTTGCTCCGTTTGTTAGATGGCATTCTATATTATCTGAAATTGCAAAGTCACTTGATATAGAACCAGAAAAATTAATTAATGACCCGGAGAAAGCAGCAATCTTTGCAAAAATAATGGGAATGGCAAATGGAAATCAACAAACTGAAGGCAATAATCAACAGTCCTCAATGGCCTCTAGTGGAGGAGCTCCTACAGGAGCGAATCCAGACGACATTACAGGCGTTGGCGGTGGAAACATGACATTACAGGCGTTGGCGGTGGAAACATCGGAACAGGAGGTGTTCCGCAAACAGGGGAGAGTGGCTTCGCTGCAGGAACTGATGAAACTTAGGAGTCAACTTAAAAAATGAGTTATTATAATGGTACAAATATGTCATTACAGTATGACCCATCGGATTTAGAAAACCCATGGAAATTACAAAATGTTGCTCAAAAATTTATTGATTTAAATGTATTTAAAACACAAGATGCATCATTTCCATATACCCCAACAGAAGAAGATACTGAAGATACTGAGACACCTACTCCAACATGTCCACCGGGATATATTTACAATTCTACATTAAAACAATGTGTACCAGACCCTAATTTTCAAACAGATTTTTTAGGAGAACCTATGCAACAACCGGGCGGTCAATCTGGTGAAATAGGAGTATATATACCATCAAATGCTACTAAAGAAAATTGGATTAAAAACGCTGATACAATTATTCCACAAGGACAAGAAGGTGCAGGCAAAACAGGATTTCAAAATTATATAGAAAATTTACAAGATAGAGGTTGGTTAAAAAGTGAGGATGGTAAATTAATATTTAAAACACAAAATTTAGGTAATGTTATTGGTAGTTCTATGTTAGAAAGATTTGGAATGGGAGATTTACCAAAACAAAAAACAAATAAAATTATACAAGATTTACAACAAATGGGTGCTGTAAATGCCCAAATAACTATGGATGAAAAGGGAAATATTAAATTTGCAGATGAATTAGAATTAGCAGATAAACCTTATCAATTTGCAACATATGATTTATCTGGAAAATTTACAACACCTGCAACAAGTTCTGTTGGCTCTCAAACATTTAATACATGGGAAGATTATATGAATGCTTTATCTGAAGTTAAGACAAGTGTTGCATCTCCTGTTAAGTCAACACTGATTAAAAAAGAGCAAAAAGAAAAAGAGCAAGAAATAATTGAAAATTTAAAAAAAGAACAAGCTCAGCAACAAGCTCAAGAACAAGCTCAACAAGACTATCAAAACACAGGAACAACAACATATTCAACATCACAAACTGGAGGATATGTAACAACACCAAATTTACCGGCTGCACCTCCGGGTGAAGCAGGTGGCGGCGGGTTTGTTTCTCCCCCTTCTAATACATCACCAATAGGAGGAACTGGCCAAACATATGCACAATTTAAAGAAAGATAAATAGGAGAAAATTATGGCAACTATAGATAGAAATGGAATGATGGGAAGTCCTATGGGAGCAGAACCTCCTATGGCACAACCAATGATGAATACAGAAGATGCAATATTAAATATGCATTTAACAGATGATGTAAAACAAGCATTACAAGCAAAGGGTATTGATATATCTGCAGTAGCAAGTATGGGCCCTAAAGAGCCTGTTATTGTTTTACCTGTATCGGTAATACAACAAAGATATCCCGCAGATTCACCAGAAGATTCTATGAGACAATTTGTAGAAGATATGACATCTGCACAACAACCAGTTTCTGCTGAGCAGCCAATGGCTGTTCCTGCAGAAGCTCCTGCACCAGAGGGTTTAGGAGCACCAATGAACAGGCCACCTATGACTGCTTAGTCGTAGCCCCTGAAAATTTTTTAAAATTCGGGCGACCTGTTCTTCCAACAGCACCCACAAGGAGATAAAATGGAAGACCAAAGAGAAGATATTCAACAAGAAAAGGATGAGCCTAATCAAGTTGAAGAGATTCAAACTGAGGCTTTTCTCGAGCCTACACCTTATAGAAATAAATATAGAAAAGATTTAGATAAGGATGAAACAGAGGATACAGCTACCGTTTCAAAGGACACTTCTTCAGACGAAGAAGCCACTCCCGATGAAGAACGCCCTGTTAATGCTGAAGAGAAAGTGTTTAAGAAACGTTACGACGACCTTAAACGACATTATGATTCTACTGTCAATAAGCATAAAGACGAAGTTATTAAACTTAGAAAACAGCTAGAAGAAGAAGCAGGTAAAATACAGCTACCTAAAACAAAAGAAGAAATAGAAGCTTGGCGTACTAAATATCCAGATGTCTATGATGTTATAGAAACTATAGCATATACTAAAGCTGATGAAAAGACTAAAAAAATCGAAAGTGAACTTAAAGAACTAGAAACAAAACAGNTATCAGTTCAAAAAGAGAAAGCTGAGGTTGANTTAGCAAAACTTCATCCAGACTTTAATGAAATTAGACAAGATGAAAAATTTCATGAATGGGTTAGTCAACAAGATGCTACAATTCAAGGGTGGTTATATGATAATGCAACTAATGCAACATTAGCAGCAAGAGCTATTGATTTGTACAAAGTAGATACAGGTTATAGCAAAAAGAAAACTCCTAATAAATCATTAGAAGCATCTAAATCTGTAACTTCTACAGCTAGAAAAGAAGTAGATGTAACAAATAAAAAAGTCTGGAAACTTAGTACTATAGCTAAAATGAAACCTCAAGAGTTTGTAAAACACGAAAAGGATATTGATTTAGCTAGACGTGAAGGTAGAATTGTTAATGGCTAACTTTTTTTAACAGTCTATAGGAGGACAACATGGCAATATCAAAAGCAGCCGGTTATGACAACTTACCTTCGGGCAATTGGCTACCGGTAATCTATAGTCAAAAAGTCCAAAAGTTCTTTAGAACTGCATCAGTAGTAGAAGACATTACTAATACTGATTATGCAGGAGAGATTGATAACTACGGAGATACTGTTAACATTATTAAAGAGCCAACAATTAGCGTAAGTTCATACACTAGAGGTGGAGCAATTAACATCCAAAATCTAGCTGATGACCAACTACAAATGGTAGTTGACCAAGCTAATGCGTTTGCATTTAAAGTTGACGATATCGAAGAAAGACAAGCTCACGTGAACTGGGAGGCTTTGGCTACTTCTTCTGGAGCATATGCTCTAAAAGATAAATATGACGAAAACGTAATTGCAGCAATGATATCTGGTGCAGGTACAACTGTAGGTTCTGATGGTTCTGGAACTGATACTGGTTTTGACACTAGTGAAACAGACCCACTTAACATTATGGCTAACTGTGCTAAAAGATTAAATGGCAATGACGTTCCAATGGATAACAGATGGTTTTTAGGTTCACCAGAATGGTATGAGCAATTAGCTCAATCTTCTGCAAAACTTTTAGATGCGTCTGTTACTGGCGATGCGGCATCACCTATCAGAAATGGTAGAGTAATGGACGGTCTAGTACAAGGATTTAAATTGTACATGACTAACAACTTCGCTGCTTCATCAACTTCTAACTACTACAAAATTCTTTGGGGACATATGTCTTCTACTGCAACTGCTAACGCTATTGCAAAAACAGAAGTCGTAAGAGACCCAGATTCTTTTGCTGATATAGTTAGAGGATTACACGTGTTTGGAAGAAAAGTACTTCGTTCGGAAGCACTTATGATTAGACACGTATTAATAGACTAATAGGAGGACACTAGAATGGCAACAGTAAGTAAAGTAACTGGTTCAACTTCTGGCCATCCTTCTACTAGAAGGAAGCCTTATTGGGTTGAAAACACAATTGACAACTCATTATTTGACCCTGCATCTGGTGATACAATTCAAGCTCTAAACGTACCGGCAGAAACGCTAGTACTATGTGCAGGTATTGAAGTATTAACTGCAGGTTCTTCTTCTGTAACTTACGATGTAGGTTATGGTGGAGACGCAGACAGATGGGTCGATGGTGATACTAACGCAACTGGTCACGCTGACCTAAGAACTGTAACTGACAGTGCTTCAACTGGTTTACCATTTGGTAACATGGTTGTATTTGGTTCTGCTGATACTATTGATGTAACAATTGGTGGTGCACAGGATACTGCAGGTAAAATCAGAGTTTGGGCATTAATGTGTGATATTAGCGGTTCAGATGAAACTGCTTCAAACACTGCGTAATTAATATAATATTTGGGGGCTAAATGCCCCCTTTTATAAGATTTTTATTGACAGATTAGTATACAGCGATATAATAAATATATGACTAAATATTACTGCTCTGTCTATAACAATCCAGAAAAACGATTTAATTCTACAAACAATGCTGACGGTTGTTGGGAATCCTCTAGGTTAGGTCTTAAAGTAGACTATTTTCCCGGAAGTCCTAATATAAAACTTATTGTTGATAATAAGCTTGAGGTAATGTTTTGGCCCCCTAAAATGTGTCTTGATAATAAAATGAGACCAATGGGATTTGATAAATGTACTTATATTTGGAATGAACAAATAGAAGAATATGAAGGTGAATGCACTCAATGCGGTCAATGTTGTGGATTATATAATAATAAACCTTGTAAATATTTNAAATCATATGACTAAAAAAATTTGGAATATGCTTGATAATCAAAGAAAGATTTCTTTCTTTCCAGACACTAATGTTGGATTAGAAAGAAGGATATCTAATTTAGAAGATAAGTTAGATGCCATTATAACCTTGCTTAATAAGGAGGAAAAAAATGACAAGGATAGACCTAAGTCCCTTTCGGGCAATGACAGTGGGGTTTGACAGCTTATTTAATGATTTAGCTGACATTCGCCCAAATAGTTATCCACCCTACAATATAGAAAAAGTGGATGACCATAAATATAAATTAACATTTGCAGTAGCAGGATTTTCTGAAAAGAGTATAACTGTAAAGCAAAAAGAAAATACTTTATCAATAATTGGTGAAGTAAAATATAATGAAGATAAAGAGTATCTTCATAAAGGTATAGCAGAGAGAGCATTTACTCAGACTTTTAAATTAGCTGAATATATGAATGT